CATGAGATGGATGCAGACAGGGCAATCAGTTCTGGATTGACACTGGCTATCGCACAGGATCAGGTTTCTTTGAACATGGCCAGTAATGGTGATATTAAGGCATATCTACAGATGAAGTATCCAAATGCCGTGCGAACGAAAAAATCTGGAGATATAGCTCTTAATAATCCATATCGAGGTATTGCGGATATCCTGAATGGAATGTCCGGCGGAAAAGAATGGTATGGATTTGGCCACAGCAAAAAATACTGGAAAACACCCGGAAACCTCGAAGCAGAGGCGTGGGCACAGTTCGGCCGAACATACTACAACAATGACCCGGATGTCAAAAAAATGTTTGAAGATATCTTCCCAAATCTGAGTACTCATGCTATGATGGCACTGAAAGGACTGATTTGAATGTGGAACGGTCTTGTTACTGATGAGCTGAATGAATTGTTTCAGCAATATGCAGAACAGCATAACGGCATTGAGCCAGATGAGTATGAAGACATATACTATGAAGAAATTAGTTATGAGGAGTTCGTGGGATATATCCGCGAGTGCCTGAGAACCGGAGAAGAACTCCCTGATGTAATTGAAGATTAACCACCGTTGCCAAAGGCGCCGGTGGTTTTCTTATACCCATATTGTTGATCAAACCGCCTGATGGGCGGTTTTTTCATACCATCAAGGGCCTCCCGTCCCTGACCAACGGGAGCGGCAAAGAGCGTGGAAGTCGCTTTATAAACAGCCAGAGAGGAGAAAACACATGATTTTCGAGAGCATCAAGGCCCTGCTGGGTGATGAACTGACCGCCCAGGTGGAGACCGCCCTGAAGGGTAAGGGCAAGGATGGGAAGGACGTCGACCTGGTGGTCGGCAACGACGGTACCTTTGTCCCGGCGGACAAGTATGAGGGCGAAAAGCGCCGCGCGACATCCGCTGAGAATGCCTTGAAGAAGGCGGCGGAGGCCGTCAAGGACTTGGGCGGCTCCGGTGACCCCACCAAGCTGGAAGAGGACGCGGGAAAGGCCAAGACCACCATCGAGACCCTGAAAACCGAGCACAAGAAGGAGATCGCTGGCATCCGGAAGGACACGGCCCTCCGCATGGCGCTGTCCGGTAAGGTCCATGACCCCGCTGACGTTATCGGCCTGCTGGACGCGTCCAAGATCGAGGTCGGTGAGGACGGTGCTCTGAAAACTGACCTGGAGGCGCTGTTGAAGCCCATCCAGGAAAGCAAGCCCTATCTGTTCAAGTCTGCTGAACCCGCTCCGAATCCTAATCTGGCCGGAGCGAAGCCGGCTCCCGAGACGCCCGGCGCATCCGCGAAGCAGCCTACCATGGAAGAAATTGAAAAAATGTCTATGGAAGAATACGCCGCCTACCGTGCAAAACAGGACGGCTTCCCTAGAAACTGAAAGGAGTAATCAAATATGCCCAACGCTTTTCTGACCCCCAACATCATTGCCCGCGAGGCCTTGATCGTTTTGGAGAACAATCTGGTCATGGCGAATCTGGTTCACCGTGACTACTCTGACGAGTTTGCCCAGATCGGTGACACTGTCACCATCCGTAAGCCCGCCAAGTTCACCGCCAAGAACTTCACCGGCGCCATCTCCCGGCAGGACGCTTCCGAGGGCAGCGTGCCTGTGAAGATCGACCGTCACCGCGACGTGTCCTTCGGCGTTACCTCCAAGGAGCTGACCCTGGATATCAAGGACTTCTCCACGCAGCTGATCTCTCCCGCAATGCGTGCCATTGCCCAGGCCGTGGACGAGGACCTGCTGAATGAGGTTTCCAATATCTCCGCCACCGTCAGCGGCACTGCCAGCCCCACTGATCTGAAGGACATCGCCGACATGTCCAAGGCCCTGGACATCGCCAAGGTCCCCATGGATCAGCGCCGCCTGGTTCTGGATCCCAACCATAAGTACCGTTATGCTCTGACCGATAACCTGTCCAAGGTTGCCTATGCCGGCAACGGTGAGACCCTGCGCAATGCTGAGCTGGGCCGCCTGTATACTCTGGACACCTACATGGATCAGAACTGCCCCGGCTCTCTGGCGACCACTCCCGGTACTGCCACCAGCTTCAAGATCACCGGCAGCAAGGGCGAAATGAAGGTGGCGCTCTCCGGCGTGACGGCAGCCACCGCAACCGTCAAGAAGGGCGACTGCTTCATCCTGGACGGCTACCGCTATCATTTCACCGCCGATGCGACTGCCGCGGCCGGCGCTGTTGCTGAGGTCGGCATCGATGCTGAGCTGGTGAAGGACTACACCGATGCAAAGACCTATGTGGCCAACAAGATCCATTCTCTGGCCTTCCACCGGAATGCCATCGCCCTGGTCACCCGTCCTCTGGCTCTGCCCATGGGCGCTTCCAAGGCTGCCATCGTCAGCCACAACGGCCTCGGCGTCCGTGTGGTCTATGGCTATGACCAGGATACCAAGACCGACACCGTCTCCCTGGATATCATCTACGGCATCAAGACCCTGGATGAGACCATGGCTGTAAAGCTGGTGGGCTGATATGGTAACGCCGGAACGCCTTGAACAGCTGAAGAAAATTCTTGGCGTGACCGACCCTGCCAAGGATGACCTGTTCACATTCGAACTGGAACTGGTGGAAGACCAGATTTTGGCCTACATCAATCAGGATGTCTTGCCGGAGCAGCTGGAAAGGCCGTTGGTCATGATCGCGGCGGCGCACTGGAAGTCCGCTGGATACGGTAAGGAACAGGTCGCCGCCGGGCCTGTGACATCTGTAAAACGCGGCGACGTTACCACGTCCTTCGCAGCGGCGGCCGGTGCTGATGCAAGCTCCGGTACTTTCGAACTGGGCGGCGGAGACGGTTTCTTTGGCTGGAGAACCACTCTGAACGCCTATCGAAAGCTGAGGTGGTAATCATGGGATTTGGTATCCCCACCGCTGAACGCGCGGCTCTGGAGGCCACCTATGAGGATACAGCGGTCATCAGCCGGATGGGAACAAAACAGGTGGGGGCTATCGATAAGATGGCTCCCACCCCTGTATATTCCGGCATCCGGTGTGCCTTGAGCAGGAAATCAGACAGCAGCCGCCAGACTGCAGCGCAGCAGGATGTGGAGTATGACTGTGTCCTGTTTGCCGCACCTGAGCTTGATGTAAAGCCGGGGGATGGCGTGGCCGTTTCCCGTTTCGGTGTTGAGGAGCTGTTTGAAGCTGTCGGCCGTCCGGCCAGATACGCCACGCATCAGGAGATCTTCCTGAAAGGGCGTGACCTCCCGTGAGTGTTGATTTCAGCGGCATCACGGAGATGCGGAAACGCATGGAGGCTCTGGCGGACGATATGCCGAAGATCATGGAGCAGCTGGTGATCGGTGAGGGCGTCTATGCGGTAGGCCAGGCGCGCCGGATCTGCAAAGAGGACGGCATCGTCAACAACGGTACCTACCGTATGAATTTTCATGCCGGAGACAAAGCCCTGTCACTTGGAGCCAATGAGAAGGCTTATGACGGCGGAAAAATCAGGCGGTCTGGTCCGCTGTACAGCATCGATGTTTATAACAACCTCGACTATGCGAAGCATCTGGAGTACGGCTTCCGCTCGCACTTCGTCCCGGGGTACTGGGCGGGGCATACCTTTGTGTACCAGCCTGGATTCCCAGGCGGTATGTATGTCGGCCCCTATAATGGTTTCGTCAATGGGCATTTCACCCTGCGACGAGCCATTCGGCGCACAAAGCAGACACAGGATGCGAGGTTGAACAGAAAGTTCAATGCCATTCTGAATCAGAGGATCAATGGAAAGGGGGACGGCACCGGTGACGCTGAATGATATTGTCCAGGCTGTTGCAGGCTCTCTGAAAGCCGTCTGGCCATCAAGAAAGGTCTATGCTGATGAGATCCCGCAGAATGCGGACGGCGCTTTCTATGTGGCCATGGAGGACGTTGAGCAGACCCGCGGGCTGGATCGTCAGCAGCGCCGCACTGTCGGCGTGCAGGTGCTCTACTTCCTCCGCAGCAAGGACACATTGGAGTATCTGGAGTGGGCGGATAGCATGTTCGACCATTTCAGGATGCTGGATGTAAGCGGCCGACAGGTGCATCTTAGCAACCAGAGCGCACGGAATGACTCGGATGGCAGGTACTATCAGTTCCTGTTCGATATTGACCTGCGCTTTGTAGAGGCGGCCCCCGCTTCTGAGCCGATGGAAACTCTGAAAACTGAGGAGGTCGTGCAGTAATGGCGACGAAGAAAGGGGCTGCCGCAGCTGAGGCCCCCGCATTTGAAAAAAAGCAGCTGGCAGCGTGCCAGGACTTCCGGGAGCAGGCAGACCTCGTGAACGCTCTGCTGGAAGACGGCAAGCTATACACAAAAGACGAGACCAGGCGTCTCGTCAATAAATTTCTGAAAGGACAGGTGAAGTAAATGCCTGTTGGTGGCGGCACCTTTACGGTGCAGAACAAAATCCTGCCCGGCGCGTACTATCAGTTCCGCGCCTCCGGCAATACCGTTTCCATGGGCGCACGCGGCATCGCCGCTCTGCCCCTGGAACTCCCCTGGGGGCCTGAGAATCAGATCTATTCTCTGGCCGCCGGTGATTTCAACCAGCTGGCCCTGAAGGATCTGGGATATGATCCCACCGCCTCTGAGCTCCTGCTGGTTCGTGAGGCTCTGAAACGTGCCAAGACCCTGCTGATCTACCGCGTGAACTCCGGCGGCGCAAAGGCTGCTGTGACGGTCGGTGGCCTGAGCGTGACCGCTCGCTACGGCGGTACTCGTGGCAATGCCCTGAAGGCGGCTGTGCTGGCCAATGCCGACAACTCCGCCAATGTGGATGTGGTGACCTATCTGGACGGTACCGAGATGGATCGCCAGACGGTTGCGAAGTCCGGCGGCGCGGCCAGCCTGAAGGCCAATGATTATGTGACTTTCAGCACTCCTGCTACGCTGACCGCCGCCGCGGCCGCCAGCCTGACCGGCGGCACCAATGGCACCGTCAACGGCAGCGCATACACGGCGTGGATGAATGCCCTGGAGGTCGAGGACTTCAATGTTCTGGGCTATCCCGGCACCGATGACAGCGTGAAGTCTCTGGTGACCGCCTTTGTCAAGCGGCTGCGTGATGATGAGGGCAAGTACATCACCGGTGTCCTGTATCAGCATACCAGCGCTGACAGCATCGGCATCATCAGTGTGAAGAACGGCGTCAAGCTGTCCG